TCAATGATCATCGTGACCGCTGCCGATGGAAAAAATGAGGCCGTAGATACGGCGGAAGGAAAAGGCCAAGGCCAAAACGAGCAGCAGCATTCCCGCGTGATAAGCGCCTTCGGCCATTTGTTCGGAAGGGCTGCATTCGGGAAAATCCAGCTTAACGGGCTGGCCGAGGTAATACCATTTGCCGCCCACCATCTCCGGACGGGTTAACGTGCCGTCCGGCAGGTAGGCAGGAGGGAGGGCGGACAAGACGAGATCTTCGGCCTGTTGCTTGGATACGCACTGCCAGCCCACCCGGTACATCATTTAACCTCGACCGCCGATACGGGAAACAAATCTGAAGGCGAGGCCGAAGGCGGCGACCGAAATCACCACGGAAACGCCCGCCATACCGATGGCCAGAACGATGGAAACCAGTTTGGCGACTTCGGCGGCGAAAGATGTGCCGATATCTTCAAGACCGGCGGCAGAAGCGGAAACCGCAGCTACAGACAGGGCGGCGGGAAGGGCGGCCTTATAGGCCAGGGATTTGAGTTTAGACATGTTATTCTCCTTAATAACGTGTTTGCCGCCGTTCGGGGGCAGGCGGCACGCCCTTAAAATCATGGTTTGACGGGCGGCACTTTGCCGTCTTTGGGTTCGTCAAGAACGCGCAGGGCTTGTACGACGCGGATGAGCTGTTTGCCTTTTTTGGCTTCCATGTAGCCGATATCGACTTGGACGGGGAGCTTGCCTTTAAGGTGCAACAGTTCGTGATGGCGGGATTCGGGGCCGTATTCGAGTTCAAATGTTTCTACGCCGAACTCTTTCGGCGAGCCTTCATAAATCGGGATTTCGCAGGTGATACGGGTATAGTCGTACTCTATTCCGTTGTCGGTGACGCCTTTGTTCCAGGCGACTTTACGCAGTGTCATTACGGGCATGATTTATCCTTTATGGTTGAGTAATGGCGGTTTGGGTGCCTGACTGTCGGAGCAGGTCAGGACTTGTATTATTCCGCCGCCTTGTCGGAATAATTCGGGTTCAATATTTCGTAAGGCGTGGCATATTTGCTGTAATAGCGATATTCCTGTTCCTGCCAATAGCGCTTCCATGCTTCACGTTCAAAATTCGGTTTGCCTTGGAGATCGGAGGCTTTCATGAGAACAAAGGCGCGGCGGTCTTCTTTGATGCGTTCGGCTTCTTCCATGGTTTCGGCTTGAGCCAAAAGCTTTTCAAAGCCTATGCTGTACATGCGTTCAAGGCGCGATTTCTCTTTCAAATACTCGTTCATGCTGCGGTGTTTCTTCACCGGAGCAGGGCGGGGCGGCTGTCTGTAGGTATCGCCGTAGTCTTCCAATTCTCTGAAAGCCCTGTCGTCTGCGGCCTGTTTTTTGCGTTTGTGTATCTCTCTGACGGGAATATGGCCGCAATCGAAGGCTTCACGGCTTAAACGGCGGGGCATTTCTTTCTGGCCGTCTTGGAGCATTTCCACTATCAAGTCATTGTTTGCTCCGTAGTTTTTGAGCATGACGACGGCGCGGGATGCCTGAATGAAGGCGTATTTCAGAACATGCTCAACTGATATGTGTTCGGTTTTTTTTTGACTTCCGCGCGGGAAGGGGTTTCGCCGAATTTGGCAATCATGATTTCCAAGGCGGGATAAGCACCGGCGAAGTAACAGCCTGGCTCTATCAGCATCTCAAGCGGCAAGAGGTAGTCTCTGTTTCTGAATTGGACTTCAGGGCGTGTCCACGGGCTTTCGGTATCACCCTGTTCTTTGCCTTTCTCGTAAAAGCGGAAAATTTTGCTGCCACCCCTTGTACCTACCTGAAAGGTTCTTCCTGTGCCTCTGTACAAAAGCCAATCGCCTCCGATACATTCGGCCTGGGGTTTGTTGCGGTAGGTGGTAAACAGGCCGTCTTCCCACATTTGTTTGACCTGATCGCAGGTGTATTCGCCGTTGAGGAAGTCATGCGCCAAATCGATGCGGGTAATCTTGCATTGCAATTCGTGCTCGGCCATGAACTCGTAAAGGCGGGTTTCCCAACCGTCTGCCGCAGCACGCAAGCCCGTTGCGGTGAAGCTGAAACAGACGGTTTCTGCTGTTTGGGCGCCTTCGGCCATAAAAAAGCCGTATTTGGCTTCTTCCGTGCCCATGAGGAAGGAACGTTTGTAGCCGTGGCGGCCGTTCTTCTCGAGTCCGATTTCAAAACCCATGACGGAAAGCAGCCATTCGGAGGCGTTGACCAGTATCTCGTCAGATGCCCCGAGATTGTCCGGACCGATGAAAACGCTTTCTTTAAAGACGACGGTCAGGTAATCAATAAATGCGCCGCGTCCGTTGCTGCCGCGTTTGAGCGGGATGGTTTTTGTCTTGCGGCCGACTTTAATGACGTGTTCATAAGATTCGCTGACAGGAGCAAAAGCCTTTTCATTTCCATCCCAGCCCTCTGCTTTGTCAGTTCCCCCCGTGTTACTAACGGGGGGCACATAGGCCGCCGTAGCGGCAGAGGGGCGAGAAGTCGAAGGGCGGGCGGTGGTACGCATGGCGGTATTCTCTTTTTCTAAGAAAATAGATTAATGCGCAGATATTAAATTAGCAGATTCTATAAAGTCAAGAAATATTTACTTAGCTCCTAAGAAAGTGTAGTTTCTAAAAAAGCTGTAAATCAGGAGATAAAAATGCCCAGTAAGCACATCCAAGACGAGACATGGGAGAAAGTGCGCGAAGAATTCGTCAGAGCCGTAGTTCTGACAAAAGCAGGCTTCAAAGAAACCGAAATACTGAACCTGCTCATAAATAAAGGCATAGAGAAAATCCAAGACGAAGACTACATAGCCTTCGTCATGGACAAGAATAGAAAAAAGGCCGTCTGAAAGACCGCCTAAAACCGCGGCGGCAGGCCGTCTGAAACAAAGTTAAAACAGGTTAAGAAAAGGGTGAGCATCTGCTCATGTAGCGGCTTTTTCCACGCACAAATAAAATAAGCCTTATATTCACGCATAAGGATTTGTTTTATCATGAAAAACGCCGCGCAATGGCTTGATTTGTACAAAAAACGGGCAGGCTTCCGCTCGGACTACGCATTAGCCCGATACTGGGGCGTTTCGCAGAGCCACGTCAGCCAGTACCGGCGCGGCCGTCTGAAACTGCCGCTGGCCGCCGTGCTGGAGATAGCCGGAACGCTGGAGCGCGATCCGCTGGAAATCCTTGTATCGCTTGCGTATCCGAAAGCCCGTCCGCAGGACAGGCCGAAACTGGCCGCCGTGTACTGGAGCGTCTGCATCGACGGCGTAGCCGCCGAGATGTGCGAAAACAGCGCGGGCGGCCGGTGGTATCCGATGCGGCGCTACCGTTAGCATTTGCTGTTTCGCATAATTGAAGCGTTATGACACATTGCCGCTCGCCCCGCCATCGGCAGAAGGGCAGAGAAGCGGGGAGTTCCCCGCCCCCCGGTGCTGATCGTCGGCAAAAGATAAGGAGTAATGCTTTTGCATTACTCCTTATCTTTCACCGCCGAACAGCGGGATTATTGGGCAGACGGACCCTTAGTATGATCAGGCAGCAAAGTCAGCTTGTCATGCCCGGACAGAGCCAGAACCGAACCGCCGCCGTATCCCGCGTTTACGGGGCTTTCCTGCGCCGTATAGGCCTGTTGTTGCTGCGGCTCGCGGTAGGGGTTGAAGGGCAGGCCGTCGCGGACGTATTGCAAGCACAAATCGCGGCCTATCTCTTTAATCTTGGTTGCCTGGCTGCTGTAGCAGTTGCAGCTTTTGCCGGACTGAATGCAGGCGGTGGCGTATTCAAAGGTTTTGACCTGCCGCACGGCGTCATAAAGAGGCTTGGATTCGGCCATATGCGGGATAGTGGGTTTAAACAGGTCTTCAGTGAGGGGATAACCGCCGCCCGCCGCGTTGCGCAA